AAGATGCAGTTGTTGAAGAAGTGGAAAAGGTTGAAGAAGCACCAAAAGAAGCTGATCAACAACCTGCTCCAGTTGCAAAAGCTGAAAAACAAGCGACTGAGGAGGTAAAACAAGTAGTAGAACAAGCAACTGAAATTGCAGAAGAATCTAAAAAAGAAGAAAAACCCGCAAGTAAAAAAGTACCTAAGAAAAAAGCAAGTACTGAAAAAACGTACAAATATCCATTTGGAGTCTACTCTGAAGGAAGATTGATTGATATTTCTTCTTATGGGTTTGTAGATGGCCAAGATTATACAGAAAAGGAAATCACAAGCATTATGTTGCAACACAGACATTATGAGTTTGCAGGAACAATGGAATACAGTTATATCGAGGATGACAACGTTCTTGTTGTAACTGGAAAACAACATAGAAAAGGCTAGGTGGTTGGCATGGCCAATAATTATACAAGATATAAATTCTATGTAATTGGAGTTGGTGGGACTGGTTCTCTTTTAGCAAGAGACCTCCCAAAACTTCTTTTAGGAACGTCACATAAAATGATGCTACTAGATGGTGATACAGTCGAATCTAAAAACATTGAACGTCAAGGATACCAAGCTCAAGACGTCGGTGATAATAAGGCTTTGGCATTATCGAGAAAAATCAATTCTCTTTATCCAATAGAGTGTGAGTTCGATGATAAATATTGCACTTATGAAAGTTTATTTGCTCTTATCCAAGATGATAAGGGATATGTTCCTGTAATTATAGGATGTGTCGATAATGATGCTACAAGAATGATTTTAGAAAAAGTATTTAAGAAGCTAGATGATGTTATTTACATTGACTCAGCGAACAGTGAATACGAAGGAAATATCTATATCACAACAAAAAAGAATGGTATTCAACAAAGTAATTTGAGAAGTCAATGTTACAAATTCGATTTAGATAAGCACCCACTTGACGTTTCTTGTCAAGAACAGGCCGCCAAAGGAAATGTTCAGTTTCTAGTAACCAATGCAAAAATGGCCGTATCGATATTGGAACATTGCAACGCTTTAATTATTTATCAGTTAAAAGAAGGTGTTCAACTTGTCAACAGATTTGAGACAGTTTTTTACGACTGATCATGTTCCAGATAAATTAGAACCAAACAGCTATGAAAAGTTTTTCATCAACGCTTTAAGCTATACATCACCAAAAGCTATAGATGATTTAACGATTGCATTTGAAGAAGATGAGTCTAATGATCTGATACAAAACTTTCAAGAAATCGACTTATTAGATGAACATGTTTTTCCAGATGTTATCGATTATGAATTTGAAGAAGTTATATTAAGTTCTTTTTTTGACAGAAACGAATTTGCAGTTGATGGTTTTGAAACATTGATTGAAGGATTATACGATGAACAGAATGAAGTGTTTGTAAATGTAAGTTTTATTATTCCACAATTAAAAGGTGTCTTTAGAGAAATATATGCAGAAGCCAAAGAGTGGTGTGAGTACTCGGATGAAACATTATCCGAACCTAAGATTGATTATTACAATCTAGGTACCACTGAAATACAGTTCCTGTATATCAAATTCAAAAATAAGAGAAAAGCTAGGAAATTCAGAAAGCTTTATAAAAAGAGCTATCAAATAAGAGCAATGCTATATGGTTTTGGATATCGATTTATAAATGGTCAATTTGTTAAAGGAAACGTAAGAAACATTGAAATTGAAGGATGGGAATATCCTGATTTGAATTTTGGAGTGGCAAATGAAGCTCTAGAAATCATGGCAAATGTTTCAAAAAAAGAAAGACACAATACGGAATTGTTGCAAATAATAATCGAAAGAAAAGTAGATGATTGTGATTATAAATTTACTTCAAATGCTTTGATTTCAGCTCTTTCAAACACATTAAAGACAAAAAGCGAGGTGATCATGTAATGAGAGAAGCAATCATTCGTTTAAACAATAAAAAAGATGATGCTGAATTATGTATCAAGCAAAACGAGAAGATTACATTCAAAATGCTTTCAAAAGAAGAACTGGTAAAACTTTTTAATGATTTTTTTATCAAAGATCAGCATGAGAAAACAAACATAAAATTGTTTTCTGAAAACACGATAGGCGCTGGTATTGATTATGCTGTTATAAAGCAACCTGAGCATATGCAATATGTTACTTATAATAATCATTCATACAAAATAAATTTTCCTAATGCTATTTATATCGTTCGATATGACAACAAAATCGTAAAAGGCATCCAATGTTACTGCTATAAGAAATACAAAGTAGGAGATACCGAATTGTATGAATATGCAATGCCAAACATGTTGACAGGAAATGCAATGTGCATGGGTAGTGCTGATAAAAGGATTGTTGATGGTGATATTGAAGCTGCTTTGAATAAAATCATTGCTACACCTTACTCACATGGAAATTTTGATGGAATAAAGGGATTTTCAACAACAGTCAGCTATTTTGAATATTTAGAAGAAAATCCATTTCCTTACAAACTTTTAAGAAAATTGAACAGGAAATTAAGAGATGTCAAAGTGTGATGAATTAAGAAAATTATTTCTTGAATGGGGTGAAGGTAATTATTTGCCCCTCAAGAAAAAAATTGCGTATCTGGAAAATGAAAATTATCGTTTGAGAATGCAAAATTTAAGAATCAAAGAAAGAAATGAAAGACTTTCTATGATCACCAAGAAAAGAAGAGAGGAAGCGAATCATGAAAATAGATAGAGGAATTGTTCGATGTGATAGATGTAAAAGAGTTTTCAAAACCAAAGAGGTCAATAATTATAAAATCTCATATCAAGCAGGTGGATTGAAAAGTGATGGTGGCATGGGACTTGTAAGAAAGAAAGCAGAAATCTGTTCCGATTGCAATATGGATTTTGAAGACTTCATGCGCAATAAACCAGTTGCAGGACGTGATATCAATGACAGGTAAAGAATGGTCAAAGTTATGTAAGGAACATGGTGTTGTTGTCCTTGATGCAAATTACAAAGATATGACACAAGATGATGCTTTAAAGTATTTTGATTTATTAAAAACTGCAATGGATCATGCTTTTGCTAGAAAATATGATTTGGAAACCGGCCAATATGAAGATTATGCATTGCCTGAAGGGTCTACATATTACGAAGATGATATGAACAAGAAAGTTGCCTGTTGTGAATGCGAAAAGAAAATCATGTACGGAACTTCTTATACATCAAGAATCATCTTGAATAGCAGTGGATTTGGCTATGCAGTATGTGAAGATTGTTATTACAAAAATGACATGAAAGATATCGTTAAGGAGGAATTATAAAAATGGGAAATGAAAAATCAAATTATGAAACATATAAGGAATTAATGGAAAAATACAAATTTAAGATTGGAAGACCTAGTGAAATCAACATGGATGACTACGATGTTGTTGTGTCATGCAATAACGTTGGATACGCTCATGTAAAATATACAGTTCTTAAAAACGCCCCTAATTTAACTGATAGAGAAATTGCTCTTCTTTGTGATGGTGGTAATTTATGTTTTGGCTATCGAGTGGAAGGAAACACTATTTGTGTTTATACAGATTAAAGCGTTAAGAAAGGTTAAGGTGTAAAAAAATCTGTAGATTGCAGAAAAAACGGTACTAAGGAGGAACAACAATGAAAACAGTAAAAGAATTAGAAACTATGTTAGAAGAAGTTAGAAAAGTTTTAGAAGAACTTAAAAAGAACAAAAACAGTTTTGAACCAACACCAAAAGGCTGGAAGCCTAAAAATGGAGAAAAATATTGGACAGCAAATTATAATTTAAACCCAACTATTTTTATTTGTGATGAAAGAGAGATAAATAAAAATATTATTAAATACAATCGTATATTTAAAACAAAAGAAGAATGTCAACTTTATTGTGACATTCAAAGAGCTTTCAGAGACGCTTCTAGAGAATTTAAATATAATAGCAATAATTATTATATTTGGTATGACCACGTGAATAAAAAAATAAAACATGATTGTCTTTTTAGTGTTCAACATAAAGATATTTATTTTGACAGTGAGGAAACAGTTCAAAATCTCATTGATAAATTCGGTGAGAAAAATATCAAACGTTACTATTTAGGGGTGTATTGATATGAAAAATTTTGAAGCGTATGAAGAAAAAATCAAAGAATTAAATTATAATTTTGCGATAAAAAACGATGAATGTGTCAGGTGTATTAATATTTGCGAAAGGTGCGAGTTCATAAGTAACCCTTTTGGTAGTTGTCCTCAAAATAAAATAAAATGGCTCTACAAAAAATACATTGAACCAACACCAAAGGTTAAAATTCCTTTAGCAACTAAATACTTTTTAGAAAGTTTAAATGATAAGTATGAATGGATTGCAAAAGATGAAGACGGTGCTGTTTGGTGTTATAAATTTAAGCCTGAAAAATATACACAAGATAAAAACAAAAGATGGACTGTATATGGTAGGGGTAATATTGCTGGCTTTAGAGATGCTTTCAAAAAAGAAATATTTGATTTTCTTTCATGGGAAGATGAAGAACCTACTTTAATTCAAAACATTCTAGATAATTGCGAGGTAATAGATGATGAATAAAATAGAAGAATTTAATGTTGATGAATATATAGATAAAGTAACGGAAACAAAAAGGATATTTAGACAATCGCTTGAAAAATATGGCAAAGAACCACAATGTAGACAGTTAATGGAAGAGTGCGCTGAATTAATTCAAGCAGTGAATAAGATGCTACGCTATGAAGATAGACCAGCTGAACCGGAGTATTATGCTAATTTAATTGAAGAAATAGCTGACGTTGAAATTATGTTATATCAATTGAAAGTGATGTTTAATATTGATGATGATCAAGTGTTTGCTTTTAAAGTAGAAAAAGCCAAAAGAGAGCAAGAAAGGTTGAAAAAGTTATGACAGCACAAAAAATGTTTGAATCAATGGGATTTAAAAAAGATAAATTTGATTATTTTGGACTAGATAGGCTTGTTTACAAAAAGCCGATTGTGGACGAAGGAGACTACTTATATACATTTGTTGTTTTGTTTGATAAAGAAGAAAAAATAACATCTGTATATTGTGATGAGTATTCTGAAGATTATGAGTACGGTTATGATGCACCACCTGCAATTGATATGGAACTTTTAAAAGCTATCAGTCAACAATGCCGTGAATTGGGGTGGCTATAATGGATGCTGCTTTATTTGAAATTGACAATATGTGTCATGCTTTAGGGTTTGATCCTAATGGAATTAGAAAAGGTCAAAAAGTCTATGAGTATTATAGAAATTTTTTTGTTGCTAGTGGAGAGTATAAAGAAAGCTGGGAAAGTTAGTTAAATGGGGAAATGCTGCTAAAGCTTCTAATGCTATCGTAGGAAGTTACTATTATGTAACCCAAAAAGGAATAGATTTCTTAAGCAGTATTTATAAGATTAAATTGCAACCAAGAAAATAAGGCGGTGGATAGAATGAAAAAATCAAATGTCAAAAAAATGAAACTTTATAATAAAGCATTACAATTTTATTGTAAACAATTAGAAAAGGCTCTTGATAAGGCATGTGAAGAACTGGAAAAATGTGAAAAAGATTTTGATAAAATATATGGTACCAGCTATGCAAAAATAAAGAATAAAAAATATTGGAAAAAGGAGTTGATGGAAGATGACTAAATTTGAATTAGATTTATTAAAAGAATTTTCTGATGATGGATGTGGTGGAGATGACTTTGATGAAATCAGTACATTAGTCGGCATGAGGATGAGAGGCTACTTTCAAGATGCCGAAGATGATGAAACCATTGATGAATTGATTTGGAGGTATGAAGAATGTATAAGTCACCAATAGAAATAGTAATGGAAGAATTATTTCAAAAGATGGATGAGGATTTTGAAAATTCAGTATTTAAAGCTGTACAAAAAGTTGGCATAAATGTTGATAAAGAAGAACTCCTAAAAGCTCTAATTTATGATAGAGGACAATATGATGAAGGCTATGAGGATGCAATGAATGAAATCAAGCATCCTCAACCCCTTAAATTTGAAGATTTAACCCCTGGTATGTGGGTATATGATGCTCCTTATGAAGAAATTGTAAGAATTAAAGAAATAGAATCTAATGAATGGATATTTCTTGAATGTATAAAATCCAATGATTTATCTAATACATTTTTTCAAGAAGGAAGATTTTATCCAATTACTATTCCAAATATAGGAGATAAAAATGGGTAATCAGTATAGAAGAATGCAAACAGTAAAACATGCTTTGCAATACTATATCACTAGACCAGGAGCAAGTGAAAAGGATCTAGTAAGAGAAAAGAATTTATTAAAACGTGTTGAAGAAGATATTGAATGGTATGAAGAAAGACACCACATCAAAAAGAAAGAGGAGAGAAAATAAATGAAAAAAGTATTAATCATATTAGCAAGCGTATTTGCTTTAACTGGATGTTCAAAAGCATCTAGAGTTAATTGGAATATTAGAGAAGATGCAAACAACTTTAAAATCACAAGAAAAGTCGTTGCTCTTAATACTAGAACAAATGATCCATTATTCACTGTTGAGGGAAAGATTTCCCTTGATAGTGATGAAGATGGAGATTTAAACGTAACAATCAAAACTGGAAAAGGAAAGTACAAGCTGTTCTATACGCATTTGTCAAATGATGTTACATACACTTGTATTCAAACAAAAGCTAAAAAAGAAAATCCTTATGCCTATGACATTCAATTCTTTCCAGCAAAAGAAGTTATTGAAAATGGTGTTATTGATATCAAATCAAGTGAGTAGGTGGTAAATAATGCAGAAGATTAAATTAGAAGCTGAAAATGATTTAGAAAAACGTTGCAAAAATTTAAAAGAACAAAATGAAGCATTGATTAGTGGATTGGATCTTGCAAATGAAACAATAAGCAATCTATACGGTTTGCTTCGAGAATACCGTCAACAAAAAGAAAAGTTTTTAAAACAAAATACAAAACTGTTAGCGATTTATACTGTAATCATCATAGCTCATATAATCACTGCAATCATTAATCAACCATATCGAAATTCACTCATGTTTTATTTTCTCTCGGTCGTAAGTATTGTGTATGGTATTGATTTATGCAGTCAAAAATTCAAAAAAAGGTGATTAAAATGAATATATTAATTAAAAAGCTTAATGATTGTCAGTTGACTGATCAAGAAATCAAATACGTTATTGGTCGTTTAACGTGTGCAACTAATTTTGATAAGGAATTGCATTTGAAAGCAATTAAAAAACTCGAAATACAAAGAAAGTACCTTGAAGAAGGCAATGTAGAAATAAAAGAAGATGGTGATAAATAATGTACATTAACCCATTTTGGTGTGGAGTTGCAGCAACTATCCTTGCTGAATTGGCAGGGATAATTGCTTATGCAATTTATCAAGATCATAAAAATTAATAATTAATTATTTTGGAGGGCAAGGAATGAAATATACAGATGAAGAAAAGAAGATCATTGATGAAGTTAAAAAATATCTTAGAGAATTACGCCTAATAAATATTGAAAAATTCTCTTTAACATTTGAAATTGAGGACATTCCAAGCCCTCAATCAATTAAATACAGTGATGAAGCTCCTGGAGGTTTTTCAAAACCAAAAGGAGAACAAATCACTTCTAATATGTTGCGCAGGGAGCTTCTAACAAAGCGCCTAGAGCTCTTTAACAAAGAACTTGATAAATTTATGCCGTTAGTATATTTGCTAAACGCAGGTCATAGAAACATCATTAGAACGTATGTATGTTCAAGAGGGTACAATGAAATGATTGACACATTAGAAGAATCGTTTTGTATCAGCAAATCAACTTACAAAAGAGAATTTCCAAAAGCATGTTTAGAATTATCTAAATATCTTGACATGGAACACCGCCCATCGCTTGAAAAATTGAATAATATCTTTTATGAAAGTATCAAGAATGAATAGAAATTTCATTCTTTTTATTTTCTATAAATCTCTATATATGTCGCTATAACTCTCTATATGACTATATAACTCGCTAAATGTCGCTTTTTTTCGATAAAAAACTGTCCATTTTTTCTTTGTTTGTGTTATATTATTTATGTAGCACGGAGGTAAGATTAAAATAAAAATAATCATTGTGTCTACAATGCTTTTCGTAAGTATGGGATTAAAATAGCATGCTAAAAGAAAAAAGGAAGAACGGCAATTCTTCCTCTTTTTCTACTTCGAATACTAGCTTTAAGTAAGTGTGGGATTAGTTCAACAACATTTTAGTTGCTACTAAGATTAAAAAGAGCATTACTAGGTATTCCATGAATACTTGCTCCTTTCCTTACACCAAAGCTAATATTCTTGCTTGATGTAAATAGCATGTTGCTAGTACCTCCGTAGTTTTTATTGCACATCTTTGTATGTGCTTTTTTATTTTATCACATTTTATTTTAAAATATCTATTTGGGAGTGGTGCTAAAAAGCAAATGAAAGCAGTGTTTCAAATCTCTAGAGATAGTATT